ATGGAAATTAATGGTATTGAAGATCCATTTACTTGGTCACGTAATGTAGTAAATAAATTACAATCTGAAGGTACAGGTTTATATTATAGCCCATCTCGTCAACCATCAACTACATCTGAAGGTAATGGTGTAACAGCAACTCAAATTAGTTTAGATACTTTAACCCATGTTGTTGAACCTGCTATGGAAGGTTACTTTAAATATGTTATGGATTTTATCATGGATATGAAAAAAGTATTTCCTACATTGAAAGATGACTGGGGAATCTATATACCCGAGTGCAAATACCTCAGCCCAGAAGTAAAAGTAGATTACTCTAGCCTGTCTTTAATAGATTTTCCAAATGTATATTTCGTAGGAGATGCTTTAAGTGCTAGGGGTATTACAGTATCAGGTGCACAAGCAATTTATGTAGCAGAAAATTTAATTAAATAAAAGTTATGAAAATATGTTGTTTTTCCAATATTTTTTAATATGTATAACCGGAAAAACAACTAAAATATGCCTGCAAAACTTACACAAGAACAATTTATAGAAAAAGCTATAAAAAAACATAACGGATTATATGATTATTCTTTAGTAAAATATATAAATGCTCAAACAAAAGTAAAAATTGTATGTCCTACTCATGGTGAATTTGAACAACAACCAAACAACCATTTATTTGGTCAACGTTGTATATGGTGTATGGGGGACAATGTTAGAAAAGCTAGAAAATTTACAAAAGAACAATGGATAGAAAAATTTAAAAAAATACATGGGAATAGATATGATTATTCTTTAGTAAAAGTTGGAACCGGAGGAGGGAGTAATTTTAAAATTATAATAATATGTCCAAATCATGGTGAATTTTTACAAACCCCTAATGCTCATCTTCATATGAGTAATAATTGTCCATATTGTAATATTTCTAAAGGTGAAGATGAAATAGAAAAATATCTAATAAAAAATAATATAAAATATATTAGAGAACATAAATTTAACGAATGCTTTAACCCAAAAACAAATAAAAAACTACCTTTTGATTTTTACCTCCCTAAACAGAATATAATAATAGAATATCATGGTGAACAACATTATAAAAAAACAGGGTATTTTGAGCAAAGAGCAGGAGGATTAGAAGGTTTACAATATAGAGATAAAATTAAAAAAGAATTTTGTATTCAAAACAATATTTTATATATTGAAGTATCATACAAAGAATTTGAAAATATTAATAAAATTTTAAAAGAAAAAATATGAAAATAGGCTTCTGCGGCACTCAAAGTGTTGGTAAAACAACATTAGTTAACGCATTAAAAGAATTACCTGAATTTGCTGGATATGAATTTAAAACAGAACGTTCAAAGTATTTACGTGATTTAGGCATTCCATTAAACACAGATTCAACATTAAAGGGTCAAATAGTGTTTATGGCTGAACGTGCAAGTGAACTTATGTTAAATAACATGATAACAGATAGAACTGTAATAGATGTTATGGCATTTACACGTTTAGCTAAGTCAATAGCATATTTTGTAGCAGATGATTTTAACGATGCTGTATCGCATTTACTTCGTGAATATGATTACATATTTTATGTTTCACCTGAAGGTGTAGAACTTGAAGATAATGGAGTACGTGTTGTAGATGCTAAATATAGAAAAAAAATAGATGAAGAAATACAACAACTTATTTTAAAACATAAAAATAAATTTAAAAACTATGCTGAATTATCTGGCAGTACTGAGGAAAGAATACAGAAATTGAAACAAGTAATAGGTCTCTAATATTTATAAATAAAATTAGACAATGAAAACATCCCGTTTACTCGAAATCATACGTGAAGAAATCTCATCTGCTTTAAATGAAGCTGGTTTAGGAGATCAAATTACAGCATTACAAAAACAAAAAGATGCTATTGAAAAACAAAAAGCACCTCTTACTAAAAAAGAAGCAGATGTGGCTAAAAAAATAGCAGATCTACAGAAAAAACAAGCTGATGCACAAGTAAAAGCTGGAGCTCAACTTGAAGAAGATTCATTAAACGAAATCCCAGATTTTGGTGGTAGATTTGATCAACAAGTAGCAAAAAAGTATGGTGAAGAAGATACATTACAAACTGCTACAGATGAAATTGTTGATAGAGTATTAAGAGATAGAGGTTTATCTAAATCAGATGTGACTAAAATGGAAAAAGAAGACCTTAAAGGCCTTTTAAAAGACATCCGTCAACAAATCTCAGGTAAAAAACAAGATGTTCGAGTTAAACATGCTCTAGAAAAACAAACAGAATTTGACGATTCTGGAAGTAAATTACAAGACAATCAAACTAATAATGCTATATTAAAATCTTTAGGTTTAGTAACCCCAGGACAACGTGGTAGAAAAGCTGATCCAAATAAACCAGAAAAAACACCTTCAACAGGACAACGAGGAAGGCCAGCAGGAACTAAAACAGCTACTCGCACCCCAGGAGATGATGGATTTGACACTGTAACATATTCTGATATTGATGTTGATGTAGAAGATGACGATACTTTTGATGCAGAAAAAGCACCAGCAGGTGATTTTGAAATGGAAAAAGCAGCTCGAGGAAGAGATGAATTAATCGCACAATATAAAAGAGAAGTAGAACCAGAATTAAAAGGCAAAATTGCTAAAGCAAAAAGTGGTGATACTGAAGCTATGAGTTGGTTAAAATCAAAACAAGATATTATTAAAAGATACAATAAAGCAAAACAAGTAAATGCTTAATGGTAAAAGATAAAACATTCCAATTAAAGTTATCCCATCTAATTATAGGTGGGATACTTTTACTATTATTGTTATTTTTGGTTTATGTAAAAGTTAAACCAACTCCCATAAACACATATGACAAAGAAAAAAAGGAAATAGATAGTTTAAAAACTGAAGTAGGTAAATATAAAAAACTTAACAGTATTTTAGATGATAAAATAAGCAATCAACAAAAAGTTATAGATTCATTAGATATTAAAATTGCAAATACAGAAAAAGAACTAACCAAAACTCGTACATATTATGGCAACAAAATTAAAGATATTACTAGTTCTTCTCCTACTGAGCTCAACGAGTTTTTCACAGAAAGATACAAGTAGAATTTGCTTTTCATACGACAAGGCAAAACGTATAGCTATTGATTTAGTTAAAGGTGATTCGGCTATGGCCGAACTTAAAATAGTAAATAAACTAGTTTACCAACTTAACGAAAAAATCGATTCCCAAGACAGCATTATTGTTTTATACACTGAAAAAGAAAAAAACTATAATAGCCAAATAGTAAACTACGAAAAAATATCCGAAAAAAAAGATAAAATAATCACTGGACTTGAAAAAGACGTTATTGATTTAACCCGTAAAAACACTAATCTTAAAGCAGGACTTAAGTGGTTAGGCGGAGGATTCGTGGCTTCTGTACTTACTATTGTTACCTTGATAGCAATAAAATAATGGAAGAAAAAAGTTTAAAACAGGTAGTCCGAGAGGAGTATATAAAGTGTGCCCAATCACCGGCATACTTTATGAAAAAATACTGCTATATCCAGCATCCAAAGCGCGGACGTATCCAATTTAACCTTTACCCATTCCAAGAAAAAGTACTTACCTTATTCCAAGAGAACCCATATTCAATAGTACTTAAATCCCGTCAGTTAGGTATTTCAACATTATCTGCAGGTTATGCTTTGTGGTTAATGTTATTCCATGAAGATAAAAACGTATTATGTATTGCAACTAAACAGGAAACCGCTAAAAACATGGTTACCAAAGTTAAGTTTATGTACGAAAGTTTACCTTCATGGTTAAAATTTGCAAGTAAACCTGACGAAGCAAATAAATTAACACTTCGATTGCCAAATGGATCTCAAGTTAAAGCAATTGGTGCATCAAGTGATGCAGGTCGATCAGAAGCCGTTTCTTTATTGATTATAGATGAGGCTGCCTTCATTCACAACATTGGTGAAATATGGGCCTCAGCTCAACAAACCTTAGCTACGGGTGGAGGTTGTATTGCACTATCTACACCTTATGGTACAGGTAACTGGTTCCATAAAACATGGGTTGCTGCAGAAATGGGTGATAATAGTTTTTTACCTATTAGATTACCTTGGCAAGTACATCCTGAAAGAGACCAATCATGGAGAGATCAACAAGATGCCGACTTAGGTATTCGAATGGCAGCACAGGAATGTGACTGTGACTTTACAACATCTGGTGATACTGTATTTACACCAGAAGACATTACTTTTTACGAACAATTTCACGTGAAAGAACCTCTTGAAAAACGTGGAGTTGACCAAAATCTATGGATTTGGGAACCAGTCGACTATTCTAGGAACTATTTGATCGTAGCTGATGTAGCACGTGGCGATGGTAAGGATTTTTCAGGGTTTCACATCTTTGATGTTGAAACATTCACTCAGGTAGGTGAATATAAGGGCCAAATCAATACAAAAGATTATGGACACTTGTTAACTAGCATTGCAACGGAATATAACAATGCTTTACTTGCAGTCGAAAATCAAAGTGTAGGATGGTCAACAGTACAAACGATTTTAGATAGAGGTTATCAAAACTTTTATTATTCACCAAAAGGTGGAACAAACAATGTAGATAATTTCTTTGATCCTTATATGGACCACAGTAAAATGACACCTGGTTTTACCATGTCAAATACAACTCGCCCAATAGCAATTGGTAAATTTCAAGAAGCTGTTATGGATAAAGCAGTTGTTTTCCATTCTGTGCGCCTATTAGAGGAAATGAAAGTATTTATATGGAGAAACGGTAGAGCAGAAGCTCAAGGAGGATACAATGACGACTTGATTATGGCATTCTGTATTGGATGTTATTTACGCGAAACCGCTTTTAAACTTAGAACAAATAATATGGAAATGACTAAAAGTATGTTGAATAGTATAGGAAATTCCCGTACATCATATGCTGGAGGTTATTCCAATGGGCCAAATTATGCTGATAAGTATAACAATAACCCATTTAAAATAGACAACCCTTACTCAAATGGTCAAGAAGATATTTCTTGGCTCTTATAAAATAAAACATGGCAGATACAG